CGAAGTCGTCGAAGTGGAAAACACTCGAACACCGTACCTTTGGGTCGGTGAGAGTGATCGTCCACAGGGATGGGAACGACTTGTTCCTTGCTCCAGGGACTTCTCCGGCACCTTGCAGGTAACATACCATCCGGCGCGGATCACCGCTCACTCTTATTCTAAGAGTCAGCGGCGTCGCAACTCGCCACTCAGTGAGAAGCAGGCCGCGTACGTGAAACGTCACTTGACGTTGCTCGGTTTTCGGAGGACAACTGGGGAACTCCTATGCAAACTCAAGCTCCGGCAATTGTTGGAACTCGAGGAAGCGATACAGGCGGTAGTTACCGCACTGATCGCGACCCGCCCAGAGTGGTTTCTACTCCACTCGGGCGACAGGGCCATCATCATGCACATCGTGCGTAATGTGGTCAATTCCTGGTACACCAACCGGATGTTGGTGTGTCAGGATTGGAAGCAGTTCGTGACACATGTCAGGGCCACTGCTTTTTCGTATGAGACGGAAGAGTCACCGCCTCTACGCTACAACAACATGTTTAAGCATCTGCTTAAGCTGTCGAAACTCTCGGATGTATACCACAAACGTGGTGACAAGCTCGAGAGCTGGGAAGTGCGCCTAATTGGAACACTTTGCCAGACGCGCGTCCTCCCCTACTTAGCGGAGTCACGCGAACCCGCGGTCCGTGAATTCATGGAAACCGTGTGTGATCCAACACCTCCTAACCATGATGTGTTGGATAGAATGGTCGAAGCAGTGACCGATGTCTACTGCTTAGCCAGAAGCAGAGTTGGGAAATTCGACCAAGGGGTCGCCCATTTCTCTGTTACGAACTCGGGTGAGTACTCGCACCCGCGGTCGGAAGGAGGGCACGCGCAAGCAGTGCGCGAGGCCTTTGAAACGTGGGCCATGGAAGTCCCTGGCCACACGTACAGTGAGGATACACCATTCGGTGTAGCCCACTTTATAGCCGGATACCCGAGGTGGGCAACGGCTTTTAGACTGAAGATCCAAGATGGGTCGCCAGTCGTTCCGCCACTGGCCGAGATCGGCCGGTTCGGTGAATTAATGGACCAGAACAGCGAATTCGCTCCTGGAACCGGCATATTTGTCGGTCAGTTCCATTCTATCCGTGGGTTGGACAACGTGTCCAGCACACAGATCATCTACCTCGCCTGGAGATTTTCAGAGCGAGCAGTGCAGAGTGGCCAGACAACTGTCTGTAGAGCCACAATTAAGCCCGAGGCGGGTAACAAGGCCCGCG